CGAAGGGGGATGAACGATCCGTTCCGAGTCGGCTTACTTGCGTCCTGAATGTATCAGGATGAACGATTTGTGTTAATACTAACACACTTATATTATATAGTCAAGTAGGTTACTTATAAATGACTTCTCCCATCACATCTGGGCACAACATAGCACCTGCTATCTGACTTGCCTTCTTGTTACTCTCACACAATTTGGTCATCCACATCCTTTCACTTAATTCGACTTGACCATCTGTAGATATCATGCGACAACAAATGTCTATAATTCTATTGGAATCTTCTGTGCTTAGTTTCATTTGTATGAGAATAGAAATTGGTTTACTAATGATTCGGACTTTTCTTTACCAAATTGACCTGTAAGATACCCACCAACAGGATCAAGGTCAGTCATATATTCATCAAAATCCTTATATGCTGTAGTATCTAGACCAGTGGGTTTGTTTGAGTCTAACATATCACAATATATTTTAATATACTTGCTAAACATTTCTAAATGTTCATCAACTTCATCCATCTTACACTTAGCAACATATATGTTCTCAGAGAAATGATTACCTGGTTCAAAGAATCTTATATTACCTTCTTGTTTAGGCAGTCCATCCACAGAAAATAGATAGTTCTCTACAGGATGTTGGAAATCAAATACTATAATGACTCGATTAGGATTAAACCCCATAAGATCCATACCAAAGCAAGGTAGATTAGATCCTGTCTTGGGGTATAGGATATTATTGTAGATACATGAGGTATCACTCCAGATCTCAACCTCTCTAGATTTGAGAAGATATTTATTAGTATATGTTTTAGCTAAGAGACTAGTCTTCTTACCTTCCCATTGTGCCCATACACTACCCACCTCATTACGAAGTGAGATATTATCATGCAATACTTGCTTGTAGTTTTTCCAAATGTTCATTGATCACAATAGGTAAGATAGCATATTCTTTTCTTTGAATTGCTTTGGTTAAGGATTTGACATCATCTTCAGGAAGAATAGGAACTTCAGATTGTAGGATAACTTCCCCACCATCCAATTCTTCATTCACATAATGCACAGTACATCCAGTAACTTTATCACCACTCTCTAGTGCTTGTTCTACTGCATGTAGTCCCTTATACTTAGGTAGCAATGAAGGATGAACATTGATGAGTGGACAAGGAAAAGCAGAAGGATTTTTAATTATCCTCATGTATCCTGCAAGAACTATGTAATCAACTCTCCATACTCTGAAGAGTTCTACCATCTTCTCTTCATCTTTGGCATTCACATAGCAATGAGGAATACCAAATTTTTCTGCTCTTTTAACAGCACCGCATTCTTCTTTGTTGTGAATCATCAACACAACCTCATGCTTAGTAACTGAACGTATTATGTTCTCGAAGTTGGTTCCGTTGCCAGAACACATAACACCTAGTCTCATAGCCCTACCTTTACCTTGAGATTTGCTTCGTTAACTAACTCAACTTTAATTGGGTCTTTAATTATATCAGCAAGTTTTATATATGCTATTGCAGTAAACACTTGCGGAACTATAAAAGCAATCATTGCTACTACCCAAAAGATGTAGTAATAATTTTCTTTATTTTGGGTTCTCATTCTTGCAACTCGTCTAAACGATAAGTGTATTCGGGTACATCATAAGGACCATTAAGTTTCTTTTGATAATCTCTCTCATCAAGAACTTCATTGATTAACTCTTTGAGTTCTTTTCTGAGTTGAGGTTCAATTAAAGGTAATGGTGTAGGATTGAATGGTGGATAGATTGGATTACCATCAGCATCTTTAGGGAATACATTGTCTTTACATCCTTCTACTGCTTCACCACTCATCCCCTGAGTATCAATCTTTTCAATCATAGTGGTTTCCCATATTTATCAACTAAACCAAGTTTTTTTACTTGTCCTATATTGGATCTCTGACTTTTCTTAATCTTCTTATACTCTTTAAGAATATTATCCACTTCACTTTGTGGTATATTCACTTTAAGTTTTTCATCACCAAATCCTTTACTGTCAGGAGAGTCAATATATTCATTGATACCCTCCTGTATCTCACCTCTAATCACATCATTGATTTGTGATCTAAGAAGTTCATCTCCATCTTTATTTTTACCCATTACTTTCTCCTCTTCTTCTTTTCAACAGGTTTGACACCCCATAGATTTGGTCTTATAGAACCAGCTCCATAATCAATTCTCTGAATTGCTCCTTTCCCATATCCATCATAGTACATATCAAAAACATACACCATCTTTTCAGCACGAGTCACATCCAAATACTCTTTACCATCTACAACATACGTTACATTAAATGCATCAGTAGGAAGACTCTTATCTTCTGCTTTATCTTTTGTTGTTCTCTCATGAATAATTTCACAATAGTAATCTTTAGGATCAAACTTCCTTTCAACTTTCTTTTCTGGTTTAACTGGTGATGTCATGATCTATTACCCCACTCAATGTCTGGGTATGCTTCTGCAACAATCTCTTTTGTAATATCATACTTGTCTGTCAATAACTTATCCTTAACAAGAACTAAGATCTCTGCTTCTCTAGGATGTAATTGCTGTAGTATGGTAATAAACATATTTTCTCTACGCATACCAGGTAACTTGTCATTACCACCTTTCACAAAGTGATACAACTTAGTCCATTCTCTACGTAAAGATGTTCTTCCTTGTCCCTGTAAATCTTGTCTAGTTGCTGCTTCACCTCCTGCTGCTTCTCTAGAAAGATTTTCTGATAGAGAACCATTTAATAACTGTTGGTCTTCACCATCACCATAAGGAACTGGTCCTTCAGGTAACAAACTAATTACAGTTTCGTTAAAATTCCATATAAGAACTGACTTAATTGAGTCATGCTCATATGCTTGCAGTGCCTCCACCTTCTTCGCCTTAGAACGCTGTTTAGATGCTAAGTCTAATACTTCATGGATAAAAGGATTAGTGGGCAAGGAGTCGATTCTAGGTGCTGCTGGAGTCCTCTTTGCAGGAGTACTCTTCTTTGCAGTTGATTTGGAAGATGAAGGTAACTTTGGTCCTCTAGTCTTCCTCGTCGATGTGGTCTTCGCTGGTGTCATGTGTTTCAATTCTTAAAGCTAAAATTTCATCGGGAACTAATTGCCCATTTGCATCAAACATCTCTGGATGAGTGTAGATTACTTGAGGAGTTGTTTCGTATGAATGCTGTCTTGCCATCCATCCTATCATACCTCCAACTAATAATGCAAGAATAGCAACAACTGTCGTAAGCGTCAAGGTTACTACTAGTGTTTCAGACATAATGCTCCTCCCAGAGATGTTTATTTTTTTCTGATGTCTAAGTAAAAATTAAAGTGAAAAACAATTTCCCTATTCCATAGAGCAATTAAATTTCCAAATTTTACTTGAAAGGTTTTTGGTTTTGGTTTAGATTTCCTCCTGTTTCTGAGTAATAGTTCTACTCCTCTGTTTATCTCCAGAGGTTTGTTTTTATTTAGATCCTTTTTTACGTCTTCCTGGTCTTCGGTCATGATGATACCTCACTGCATCTTCAACAATGTTATTAAGATATGTTTTTATCTTTCTTGCTTGAGGTTTAGGTATATGCCCATATGCCTCACGTAATTGTTGGT